GGGAGACACGCCTCACCCTATGAATCTTGACAATTGCCAAGTGAATATTTAAGGAAATATGAATTTTTGTTGTGAAACTAAGTAGTTAATGGCAAGTCTAAAGAAGAATGTTTAGTGATCGTAATGTCTTTGTATTCTTCATACACCATGATGTCCCAAGCATCTGATAAGTGGGTGGTATGTTCCTGTTTCATAGATGCGTTCTTCTCATCTTTCTTTACCTTTTCTATTCCGTTTTTTCCTTCTCTGGCTTCACTTCTTTCTATAGATAAAATAAGGTCATGGTTGTTTGGTTCATTAAATGTAATCTTTGGTAGTCTAGAAACGTTTCCTTTTAATAAGGTGTTGATTACAATGTACTTGCTATTATGCCTTGCAGGTGGTTTATGTTTACTCTTATCAATTACAACCCACCCACGTTTGCGTAAGTGATTGGCAATCTTATCTCCATACGTTTCTCTAGAGTTTCTAGCATAAGAAGCGTTTCCATCATGGCCATAGTACAGATAAACAACTTTGTTTTGATGTGGTGCATAGTAATCGCACCAATCATTTATTAAATCTTCTTCATCCTTTTTACCTTTTACCCAATGATTGTTTAGTGTTCTAAACTCTTTTGTGTGCTTCTGGGCAGTAACTGACCCTAAGAAAACACCCCAATCTATAGACAAACGCAAAGGTAATGTTGGCTCTATGTCTGCATCTTGTAGGCAATTGAACGCCTCCTTTTGATAAGGCTGTTCTGTTAAACCTATTAAGTAATCGTTGTTGTATTTGGTGTAACAATGAGTTGCCTGGTTAAACTGCGGATAAAAACCGTCTAATATTTCTGCAGGCCTAATGTTTAGTATTTCTGCTTTGTAAATAACATCACTTGGAGCTTCATCTTTCATTTCTTTAAACCATTCTGGTCTTATTGTTTCATTTACAGAAGCATTTGCTTTTATAAAAGCGTATTTACTAGGGTTTTCTTTTGCTAATTTTTCTGCATCTATAAACCATTTACCTTTTTTGGTTAATGGTGTAGAGGATGCGTAAATTTCTGCACCTAATAAAGTAGCATTTTTAAATAAATCTTTACTAGCTCTATTTGTGGTTTTTACATTATTGTATAATTTCTCATAATCAAATAATGCAGCTTCATCTCCTAAAACGGCATAAGCGTTTAAACCACGTCCAGAATTAGGATTGTCTAAAGAAACCAACTGAAATATAGCTCCATTACTAAAATGAATTATATTTTCCCATCTATTAGGTGATTGAAAAGGTTCTTTAAATCCAAGTTTAAATCCATTTTTACCCACCACATAATCTACACCTTCATACAAACCTAAAAGAGTTAACCCTTCTTTAGTTGAAGGCAATGTTCTAGTTAATATTTGTTGATAGGTAGAACCTACCAAAGCAAAAGATGCTCTTGGCATTTGTATTACCATTTCACGCATAAACCAAGATAAAATAAAACTCTTGCCTGTTGATCTTCCCCATTCTAAAAATATCTTTGTTTTTTTTAAAACTAAAACAGAATAAACAGCAGTTAATTGAGCAACATTTAAATCTAAATCTTTTAATTCTTCTGTTTCCATTATTCTACAATTTCAGCATCTTCTACAGGTAATTTATTTAAATCTACAACAGGACTTGAAGTAACCTTTTCTAATAATGTTCTGGTTTTTTTAGAAACTTTCAGTTTTATTTGTGGGTTTAATAATTTATCAAGATTTACAAGTTGATTTTCTTGAGATGATACTTCCCAAGATTCACCAAGCATTTTAAGTAATTTAACTGCATTATCATTATCGCCATCTTTTCTGCATTTCTCTAGCCATTCTTTTACCATTTCTTCGTAAATAGCTTTATTAGCTTTTTTATTAGTTTCTGCTAAATTTCCGAAAACGATATCTGCATTTTTAGTATCTCTAAAAAATTGAGCTCTTCCTTTTTTGGTTTTTCTATTGTAAATTCCAAAAGCCGTTTTTACAGTTGGGTGTCTGTGTCTTAATGTCCAAACTATCAAAAGACGTTCTAAAATTTCTTCTTGAACTGGAGTTAATTTTATTTTCGGGTTTAAAACACTTGCATGAATAACATCTAGATTAGAATCTCCAGATTTTAATTTTGGTAAATTCTGTTTCATTATTTGGCATTTATCAAATTAGTAAGCGTTAAAATATCTTCTTCAATCTGGTTGATTTTAGAAAGTTGCTTTTCAATAGCCACTTCTTTTTTAGTTTGTTGGCTTTTATTTAAAGAAGCTCTACTTCTTAAAACTTCTAAACGTTTTTTGGCTTTGGTTAAATTGCTACGCTTGGTATTTCTACGTTGTATTTGTTGTGCAGGTGTTAAACCAGAAAAATCATTGGTTTGTACTTCTAAAATGGTTTTGTGTGCTGTGTAATGATCGAGCTTTTTCCAAGCTAACTCAATTGCATTAAAAAGGCGGTCTATTTCTAGGCATAGTTTTAAAGCGGTTTCTTCATCTTCGGCTGGTAAATTATTCAACTGAATTTTTAAACTACAGGCAATTGCAAAATCATTTTTTTGTTGAATGTAAACAGGATGCAATGCTACAGGAAAATCTGAAATTAAAACTGGTTTGTAAGCTGGTGGCTCTTTGTGCAATGTAATTGCAGTGTTTTCTTTTTTTTCTTTAACTATTTGTAAAGGTGTAAAACTGCTAACATCATCTTTATGTTTAGAAAGCTCGTATTTTAATTTTTCTAAAAAAGAAGCTGTTTTTTTACGCTTAAAAAGTTGTAATAAATTGGGTTTTGCTGTTTGTAGCGTTGCATAAATAGCAACACCATCATCATAATTACAGCCGTTTGCAAACCATTCTTTTATATTCATAGGTCAAAAATGGCAATTGTCAAGCTGTAAATATAGGACACAAAAAAACCACTCATTACGAGTGGTTTTTCATCAAATCAAATAATCAAACTATTACTAAGAAAAAAAATATTTTAAACTTCTGGCACTTTGGTTATGGTGCCTGTATAAATAGGTGCTTCGTATCTACTTTTGTCAGATACAGTAATGGTACGTCTGTTTAAACCATCTCTTAAAGCTTCTACCATTGCATCTAATTCTGTAAAGATTGCGCCATGTTCTGCGCTTCCTAATTGTCTGTACTGCTTAGAGCCTGCTTCTTGCAATAAAAGAATACCGCGTTTGTTTTTTGCCCATCTGCTAAAACCTAAAATTTCTGGTTTACTATCTTCTAAAACAATTAACGCTTTATTTTCTACTATTTTGTTGGTGCTTTCACCTAAATAGGTAGATTTAATGTCTGAGGTTTCAATAGCAGTGGTTAACACCATAAACCCTTTACCTGTTTTAAAAGTATGATCTGTACTAATTGTACTTAGCTCTGCAAATGTGGTTGCTTCATTATTAGTATCAGAGGCATCGTGTAAAGCTTTTGGTTGCCCTATAACATCAAACCAATCTAAAGGAGCAAATAAAACATTAGTGTGTACAATACCACCAAAATGTTCTGGATTGTCGTTACCTAATGTTTCTACTATAATATCTTGTGCCATTTTTGTGGTTTTATAGGGTTAAACTTCTTCTAACAAAGGTGAGCCTGTAGCTACTAAAGAATCAATTAACGCTTCGTTTTTTGCAGCGGTTTCTTTGGTAAACGTTTCACCTTGAAAAATGTATTTTTTGTTAGGACCTCCTAACAATTCGTACTTTGTTTTTTTATTATCTGCACCTGTAACTTCTACAAATACTTTTTTTGGTTTAGCAGGAGTTTTAGCTCCTGCTTTTTTTACTGTTGCCATCTTATTTTTTTAAAAGATTAATTTTTATACTAAACCCAAGTTGCTGCGTAAACAAGCTCATCATAATCAAAACCGATAGCTTCCCACCAGTCTAACATTAAGAAAACCTCTCTTTTTAGTTCTTCAACTTTTGGAGTACTCATTCCGTTTACTTTACGTAAGTACACAAAATTTTCATCTGGTGTTGCCCAAATCATATTTTCGCCTGCCATAGAAGCTAAACCTACTATTTGCACATCTGTAAAATCTACAGTTACCGAGCTTGCGTTGTAGTTAACATCAGTACCATGGGTATTTCTTTTATCTCTTAAATACCATTTTACCAATTTTTTACTCATGTACACTTTGCAACGTACACCTTTATCTGTTAAATCTGCTAAGCCATCAACAAATTCTTCTATTCTGTCAAAAGCATTTGCAGCAGTTACAGCGTTGGTTAAAGTAACTGTGTTCATGTTACCTGTTAAACCATCTGTAATGATTTTCTTTAAACCTGTCATTACATCAACAGCATCTGTTGCAGTTCCTGGAGTTGGTGCTGAATACACGCCTTTAAAGTACGCTTGGGTTTCTAAATCGTGTGGAATTCTTTCAGCCACGTGCTTTTCTGCCAAGTAACGTACAATAGGCCAGTTTTTTCTTTCATCTTCTGTTAAAGAAGTTAAGAAACCAAGCCAATTGCCTTTTAACTCGTCTGGATAAATTGCAATATCTACCTTTAAATTTCTTAAAGGAATTTCGTTTGGTGTAAAGGTAACAGTACCTTTATCTGTAAACGCTTTTTGAAAACCTTGTACAATTTCAGATAATGAAGCGTTTGCAGATCTGTAAACATCATTTTCTGTTACAATAGGTCTGGCATACATAGGAGTTTCTGCTTTTTGTCTTAATGCAGAATTTAACCTTGTCAAATTTTGACCTTCATTAATGTAATAAGAACCAAAAGCGGTTACTATATCAGAAGCAGTTATACTCATTTTATTTATTTTTTGTGGTTAAATATTAATTGTTCATTGCTGCAGAAATATCTATTCCGCCTACAATATTATTTTGTTCGTTTAAATCATCAGAACCATCATCTGTGGTTCTGGTATGTTGTGCACCATCTAATTGGCCATACTCTACTACTTTATTTGCTAAAGCGTTTACAGCATCTTCATTAGAAAGTTCTTCTGTAATTTCTGCAGTTTCTAAAGCTTTAGTAATTGCATTGGTAATATTTTCTGATTGTGTTTGTGCAGTTGCAACTTTACCTTCTAATTCAGTAATTTTTGTGTTTAAAGGAGCAATTGCTTCTCCAATCAATCCCTCAGAACCTGCTAATTTTTCTTCAATAACTTGCATTTGTTCTTCGGATAAAAAGAAACCTGCATCGTTATTACTTTCAAAAGCTACTTCTAAACCTAATGTTTCTTGAATAGCAGTATAATTTTTACTCATGGTTGTAGTATTTGTATTTTTATTGTTTTCTGATAATTCGAAAACCTTGTTTATTGCGTCTTGTAGTGTGCCTATTTGGTCTATTAAACCTAGTTTTAAAGATTTAGCTGGTTTAAAAACATCACCTTTTAAAGCTTTTTCAGAAATATTTGGTCTTGCAGATTTCACATCGTTATGAAATTCTTCTGCCATTGGGTTTAAGTATTCCTTAATTAAAACAGAAGTATCTCCATCTTTTAAAGTTCTGGATAGTTTGTTTTTTTCTGGGGATAAGTCAGAATATTCTTCAATAAGATTAACGCCTGCTTTTTCCATTGCTGCTGTTAAATCTAATTTTGAAAACATGGTACCTATACTACCAATAAAGTCTGCGTGTTTGTGAGCAAAAATGTAGTCGGATGCAGAAGCCATATAATAAGCTGCAGAACCAATAACATCTTTAGTAAAAGAAACTACAGGTTTTGAGTAGTTTTTAATAAACTCAAAAAATTCTGCATTTCCAGAAGCTTGGCCACCACCAGAATTAAAATCTAAAACAACACCTTTAATATTTGGGTTACCTTCTAAAGCTTCTAAATGCTGTATAATAGTTTGCGTTCCTTTTGGTCCACAACTTTGATCGTATTTAAAAATAGGGTGATGTATGTTTACGAGTGCAACAGAATTATTTTCAATATCAAATCCTTTTTTTTCTGGATTTAAAACATTGTTTTTAGTTGCAAATAAAAATTCTGTAGGTTGTAAAGCAGTATGCTTTAATTCAGTTCCTTTTAATATAGATAGTAAAAATGGTAGTAAAGCAGTTTTGCTGCTTTCATCTAACATCCAATTAGAACTCAATAAAGAATACGTGTTTTTATTCATAATCTGTAATGCACTTTTTGCACATTACAAACGTATCTGAATTGCCTATAAAAATATAGGACACGAAAAAAACAGGGTTAATTAACTGATATATACAGGCTTTTGCGGAATGTTACCAGATATGGTAATTCTAGTAATGGCAGAATCTTCTAATTTTTTACCATTTATTTCTTGATAAGAAAAATCTAAAGGAAAATTTTTACTGCCAAACATTTTTAATTTTTGGTTAGTAGTGGTGCCAATTACAACACCTCTTTTATTTTTATAAGCATTTAAATAATTGTCTATTGATGCAGATTGATGCGGAAAATCTAAAGAAATAGTAATAGAATAAGTAGTGCCTATCTTTGATTTTCTTGGAGTTACGTTTACAGAAAATCGCTCTGGAATTGGTAAAACATCTATAGTATCTGGAGTACCTTCTATTTCTACCAAATTTGCATTTTCGTTACTTAAAATTTGCGGACAATATTTTACTTCATCTAAAGTGGCAAATTGAAGGTTTAACCAACCCCCTGTTTGTTCTAAATTATTTGTGTTTTCTGTTACCATAATTTTAAAATATAGGACAAAAAAAACTTTTGATTAAATTGTCCGTTAATAACTTATTGTTTTTCAATACTTTAAATAGTTAATTTTAAGCGTTTTCAAAACGTTGTCCTATTCGTTTTTTTTCTCTGGAGTAATCTCTATACAAACTATCTAGTTTTAAATCATCTTCTGAAATAGCAAAGCAATCTAAAAATTGTTGCATTGCTTTTTTAACATCTTGTTTATAGCTGTTGTTATCTGTATAAATAATCAACTCACTAGAAATACTGGTAGTTATATAGTCATCTAAAGATGATCTGAATAATTTTTGTACAAACAATTCAAATTTTTTCATTTTAGCGGCGCTCATGTCAAAACCTTGTTTTTCTACAATGGTTTTTGGAAAATGAAAAGGGTAACAATTTTTGTTTTTAATAATCTGCTTGTCTTTTCTGTATTGCTTATCTAATAAATCTGTAAGGTAAATGCCTAATGATGAATGAATACTCACTTTATGATACGAGCCATATTTTTTGGTTAAAAATTTACACAAATAATTCTTTAAAGGCATATTAATAATGATGGTTCCTGGAGTCATAAGTAAAAGAGCTTTTTACCAAATTTACAAATTACCTTATAAAATAGCTACAATTTATATTGTTTTTTTTGATAATTAATTTCACCTAAACTTTTGCTATACACTGTTTTAGCATTATTTATAAAATCGTTTACTGTAAATTTTTGGTGCTTTTTTTGTAAGGTATTTGCAAAGGCCTTTTTAAATTTTTCTGCATCTGAAAATTTCTGTACACATTGTTTTAAATAGGGCCTTCTTTTTTTTATAGCTGGCTTGTAAGTTATAATCTGGTAAATTTCATTATTTTTACTCATCTTCTCTAATTTTACGATACTACAAACGTAAATCACTTAAATTTTATAAAAAAGGACAAAAAAAAAGAATATTGGAACCTTGACCCCCTATTTTCAAGAAAAAAGGTTCAAGGTTCCAAGAAATAAGCTAACTATTTGATAATTAGTATAGTTAATTGTTGGAACCTTTTAAAATAGTGTTGGAACTTCTTGAACCAACCCCCTAAATGTTGGAACCGCATTTTTTCGGTTCAAGAAGTTCCAACAAAATAAAACCTTTATTATATAGATTAAATTAATATAACTTACTGATTATTAAATATATACTATAAATAAAAGTTATAATGTTGGAACCCTTGAACTCTTGAACCGATTTTATTGCTTGTTTTTCTGCTAAAGGTTTTTTTTAAAAAGGGGTTGAGGGGATTTTATAAAAAAAAACCTCCAGAAGTTATACTTCTGGAGGTTTTGAGTTTGAATAATTCAAGATTTCAACTTTAGTTTTGCAACTGTAGTTTTGGGGTTAGTAATGCTTTTATTTGATGATCTGCAGAAGCCATTGCGCGTTCTAGCGAGTTTGTGGTTAAATGTAAATAGCGATCTGTAGTTTCAGCTTTTTTGTGTCTTAATATTTTCTGCACGAATTTAATATCCATTCCATTATCTAGCCAATGCGTGGCTCTAGCGTGTCTTAAATCGTGCACTCTTATATTTTTATTGATATTTACTTTTTCGAGTGCTTTATTTAACACTTTGCGAATACTAGAAGAACTGTATTTCTTTTCATTTACGCCTTCAAACAAATATACTTTTGGTTTATATTTTTGATAATAGATTCTCAATAGTGTTTTAGTGTCTGCAGGAATAGGGATGTAAGCATCTTTACCACCTTTACCGTTTACAATTTTTATAATGTTTTTGGTTTTATCGATATCTGTTATTTTTAGATTGATACACTCGCTTATACGTAATGCACAACTATAAATGAGTTGCAGAATTGCCTGGTGTTTTAAATTCTCGATACTTTTTATAAGATGATAGGTTTCTCGTTCAGACAAAATATCTGGCACAAAATCCGTGGTTTTTGGTTGTGGTATTTTTTTAATTCCATTACAGTCTAAAACACCAATAAAAAAATGATTTAAAGCACCATGTGATTGTTTAACCGTTCTTGCAGCACCTCTTTGAATTAAGAAAGAAATAATTTGAGCTTTGGTTGTTTTTTCTGGCTCTGGATGTAACTGTAAGAATTTTTTTAAAATAGAACTATAAATAGAAATCGTTCTCTCTGATAAGCCTAATATCTTTAAATAATTTTGGTAATCTGTAATGTAATTTTTCATAGTTTTTTTGTTTGATTATTTATTGATTTTTAAAAGGTGTGTATATAGGGGTGTTAGCCACAATATGCCTTACGTTCCTTATGATACTTTCGGGCAAATGTTAATACATCATTCCAAAAAGGTTTATACTGTTCTTCACTTACACACCATTCCTTTTTAATCATATCAAAAAACTCAAGGCAGTTCATACCATCACCAGTCATACTGTGGCTAACATCGGCTATAAAATCATTGCCGTTTTGGTGCTTATCCGAAGGTTTGTTTTCTTTACTCATTTTGTTTCTAATTTGAAAGTTATAGCGTTTTAATCGGCAACGCTTCATAGCCGTGATACGTTGTAAGTAATAAGCTATTCAGTATAACGCTTGTACCATTTATTAGCGTCATCTAATAACTCTTTAAGGTCATCATATCCAAAACTTACACAATCATCTTGGTTTTCTATTGCGCCAGCTTGGTAAGCTCTCAAAAGGTCGTTTTTGTTAAACCGCTTACTACGTACAACACCAGATATAGGTAAATTAATAAGTTTTTCAACCTCTAAAAAGGCTTGTAATTTGGTTTGTAAACTTTTACCAAGTTTGTTTTCTTTGTCTTTAGCTTTTAACCTATTTAAAAGGTCGTTAAATTCGTCTTTACTTTCTATCATTTTGTTTATTTTAAATTAATCTACCCATATCTGTAAAACGTTGGCAAACATTTACCAATCACTCTCACAAAAAAAAGAAATGAAAAAAAGATTTTTGATTGAACAACCACCAATATCAAATAAATACAAATTAATCGTTGATAAGTTAACTCCTAATGAAAACTTTGGATATACAAATGATATAGATAAAATTGAATACAATTTAGATATTATAGGAAAAGATTTTAATGAAAGATTTGACATACATAACTTATTTTCTAATAAAGGAACTACCTGTGTTATAGATGTTGGCAGATTTATTGTAATTCTAGGGAAAAACAAGAATAAATCTAAAGGAAAAATGAGTTTCTTTGATTTTAAGAAACTTGGTTCAATTTCAGAAATAAGAAGTTTTTTAGAAATGGAATTTTCGGAACGAATCATAGAGGAATGGTTTAAAGTTTATTATTTATTAGTTTCTGAATTTGAAGAGTCAGAAGATCTAGTGGAATTAATCACAGTTCCTGTTTGACAGAGTTTTTTAAATAATAATTCCAAGTTTCCTAAATTAGGATTGTATTCATTCAAGAATACTTCTTTTTTAATATGAATCATAATATGTTAAATTTTAAAATTAATAATCTGAATAAAAAAAACGATTTGCCAACACTGGCTATATTTAATTGCTTTTTTAGTAATTACTTACGAAAATCCTCGCGGATTTTCTTGTTTGTGTTTATCTATTAACTTTTAGCTATGAAAACGCAACAAAACATAGCCGATAAACGTTAGGTGTAATATTGTAAAAAACCCACCAAGCACACGTTCCAATCATTACGCATGACTTAAGCTCGTTCTATTTTAGCTTTTATAATTCTATATAAATCATTTTCGTACTCCTTTAACTTATTTCTACCAAAACAAGTATATAAATTATCCGGTTTTATTCCTGTTGCATTACAAAGGCTCGTAACACTTCCAAATATTCGAGCCTCTTTAGTTTTTTTATTTAGATATATGTAAGCCATTATTCTTGTCTTTCTTTTATTATTTCTGAAACTAGGTTATAATTTTCCTCCAAAGATAAATGAGAGCCAAAATAAACGTCTGTACTTCCGTAATTTCTACCATTTGAATGGTCGCTAAATCTAACAGTGATAATTTCTGTAGAATCATAATCTCCATTTTCGTCTAAAATTTCAATACTATAATCAATGTAAGTAGAAATGCTTTTAAAAGAATAATCAATTTCATCAATTTCAAAACCTTTAGAAATCATTAACTCAGAAAAATCAACAATACTATCATGTATTTCTCTATAATCTTTTTTTATTCCTTTTACTTCTAATTTTAAATCTTGAATAGTCATAATCTGTATTTTTAATTGTTTCTGTTATTTCTTATACAAATATAGTTATTATAATTGTATAAACAAATACCATTCGTCGAAAAAATACAATTATTTTAAACTATTTTGTAATTTTAACATTTTATCACTGTTGTGGGTTTTAATTTTTACCAAAATTAATGGGTTTTTTAAAATCCTACACCTAACACCGTACAAAGCCCATTCCCTTTGGGAAACGTGCCTTGTACGTATTTCGTTGTAAACAATGTTTACTTAATCCAGTTCTATCTCATTAATTTCGTCAATATTGCTTTCTCTTAAACCTTGTTTAGTTAAATGCTCAACAGCTTTTTCTCTATTTGCAAACACGCCTTTAAATAATTGCTCACCATATTGGTCTCGTTCTGTAACCACGTAAACACAGTTAACAACACCAGATAAAATTAATTGCTCGGCTTCTGCTCTTAAATCAACTAATAGGTTAAGTATTTTCATATTTGTTATTGCAGTTTCTATGTCTGCATCAACATTTGGCACATTTAAAAGTGCGTGTATTTTTTCTATTTTTTCTAACATAATTCTGTTTTTAAATTCGCAACTAATCTTATCTGTAGAACGTTGTGGTGCATTTAAAAATTAGGCACCTTTACAACTTTATAATCTACATTCCTAAAAGGATGCGTTGGTTTAATTTTTTCAATGTGGTTTAATGCTGATTTTTCAGACTTGAAAGTTTTA